AGGCGCCGTCGCGGTAGTCCTGGCCGGTCTCGGCCCCGTTGAACCCGCCCTCGATGTAGACGGCGGTCACGGCCGGGTCGGCGCGCAGGGCCATGATCTCGGCGAAGCACGCGGCTGTCGGCTTGAACTCCCAGGTGTCGTTCTCGTTGCTGGCGTTGCCGTCCAGTCCGATGGTGCGGATCCAGGCGCCACGGCTGACCAGCCACAGGTGGCGGGTCTCGCGGTCGCGCCGCAGGGCGTCCAGGCAGTCGCTGCGGGCGAAGCTGACAGCCCGGGCCAGGGCCTTGGCGTCAGCGTGCCGAGGCACCAGGGACTCGGGCAGCGGGGAGATGACGAAGGGCACCTCCTGGGGCGCGTTGCCCTCGGCGTAGAGCTGCGCCTCTTCGACGCTGTCGAAGGTGTTGTGCTCGACGGTCTCGACGTAGATGCAGAAGTGACGGTCCAGCACTAGTTCGGGCTGGGCGGCGGGGCGGATGACGTAGCGCATGGGGCTCTCCGGTTGATGTCGTCGGGATGACGGCACTCGCATGCGCCCAGGCCGGGCGCATAGCGGCTGACGTCAGGCTGCGACGGGTTCGTCCGCGATCAGCGGCAGGAAGTCAGCCAGCCGGCCGCCCTCGGGCAGCAGGAAGAATTCGGGGTTGAACGGCCCCCACTCGTCGGCTTTCGGGCCGATCAGTTCGCCCGGCTGACCCTCGCGCAGCGGGTGCCAGACGGCGATGCAGTCCTGGCCGAGGACCGTGGACAGCGTGGCGACAGCGTGACTGTCCCAGTCGGGCGTGCGGAGGACGATGGTCGGCTCGGTGTCCGACTCGTGCACGTTGATCTGGGCGATGCGCAGCCCGGCGCGCTCCACTGCCTGGACGACCTGGGAGACGGTGAGGAAGGCCGACGTGCTGCCGATGGCGAGGCCGATGTTCATGATGTGCATGGTGTTGCTCCGGTGGTGGGTTGTCGACAGCGACCGTCGCTGTCTGACCGCCAGTGTATGACAGCACACCGGTCATAGTCAATAGTTGACTGATGCGAATGGTCTTGACAGCGCAAAACGCAAGAAAATTGCGCAGATCGCCAGTCTGGTAGTCAATTTGTAGCGTCAGACTGACGAAATGGTGCATTTTTGTGCATCAAACTTCCAGCCCGGAGAATCCGGCCGACGCTGCGGGGCGCCCACCCGGCCCAGGTTCGACCGTCGCGACGTGCCAGTCGCACGGTCGCCCAGGCCCAGGCAGCGCGCCAGCCACACAGGCGCCCAGGCCGCCCAGGCCCAGGCGCCGCGCTGGCATCCAGGCACAGGCCGCCAGCCAGTCACGCGGCTGGCGCCTAGATCAGGAACCGAACAATTGGCCGTCGTCCCAGGTGGCGCCCGGCATCAAGCATCCCACAGGCACAACAGAGGCACAGCATGCAACAGCAGAACACCCAGGCCAGCCGCAACCCGTCGTCGGCCGCCGCCATCCCGTCCAAGGTGAGCGCCCCGGCGCACGCCGCGCCCAACGCCAAGCCCGACACGGGCACCGGCCACGCTGCCGGCTCAGCGGTGAAGGGCTTCAGCGGCGGGCTGATCAACGGCAAGTGCTGACGGCGCGCACGCTTTTTCCGGCAGGAAAAAGCCCCCGCGGCCGGACTAGCGTTTGACCCCCCACACACCCCTGAGCGCGAGCACGGGGGCCTAGGTTCCATCCACCACACCCCGACACACGCAACGTGAACACCGACACGCACTTCGCACAGCCCAAGATCACGGGCTACCGTCAGCTCAGCGACGCGGAAGCCGCGCTGATGAACAAGATCAAGGCCAAGGGCGTCGAGTTGGGCGAGCTGGTCGCCGAGCTGCGTTCGAGCGCAGGCCTGGACCAGCGCTGGGTCAGCATCGGCGCGACCGACCTGCAGACCGGGTTGATGGCGCTGACCCGAGGCGTGGCGCAGCCCACCACGTTCTGAGCCCATGACCAGGCCAGTCGCCGGACGAACGGACGCTGACTTCCTCGACCAGGTCGGGGACGTGCCGCGCATGGCCGCCGTGCCGCAGCCCTACGGCTACCAGACCCCGGGCTACATCAATGCAGGCCAGGGCGGGCGCACGACCAAGTCCGCCGCCAGGCTGAACTTCCGCGCTGTCGCCGACGTGCTGGAGGGCTACAACCTCGACCCGATCGAGGAGGTGGCCAAGGTCCTGATGAAGGAGGAGCCCCTCCTGGACAAGCTGGGCAAGCTGGTGGTCGACGAGTTCGGCAACCCGGTGATGAAGCCGGCCCTGGACACCGACACGCGCCTGCGGGCCCTGCTGGAGATGGCCCAGTACAGCCGCCCCAAGCTGAAGGCGGTCGAGATCACCAATAAGGCGCCCGAGCTGTCCGACGAGCAGATCGACATGCGCCTGAAGGCGCTGCTGGACCGCCGGGCCAAGGACAAGGAATGAGCAAGACCGCGAAGCTCGCGCTGGTCGTGACTTCCAGCGTCTTTTTCATGCTGGCGCCGGTGGTGCTGGTGATCGGCTTGGTCCTTACGAAGCGATGACGACCGACGTTCTCGCGGAGCTGTCGCCGGAGGAGAAGCTCGAGCTGCTCGAGCTTCTGCAACTGCGCGACCGTCGTCGCCGTGAGAACCAGCTGCAGCACTACAAGCCCTACAGCAAGCAGGTCGAGTTCCACGAGATGGGCTCGAAGTTCCGCGAGCGGCTGTTCATGGCGGGCAACCAGCTCGGCAAGACGCTGTCGGGTGCCGCAGAGGTGGCCATGCACGCCACCGGCCGCTACCCGGAGTGGTGGACGGGCCGGCGCTGGCACAGGTCCACCCGCTGGATGGTGGGCTCGGAGTCCGCTGAACTGACGCGCAAGGGCGTGCAGCGCCTGATCCTCGGGCCGCCGGAGAAGCGTGAGGAGTGGGGCACCGGGTTCATCCCGAAGGAGTGCATCACCGGCTGGTCGATGAAGCAGGGCGTGGCAGATGCCGTGTCCAGCATCACGGTCAAGAACGAGTACGGCGGCGAGTCCGTCATCCAGTTCAACTCCTACGACCAGGGCCGCACGAAGTGGCAGGCCGACACGGTGGACGGGGTCTGGTTCGACGAGGAGCCGCCCGAGGACGTGTACTTCGAGGGCCTGACCCGGACCAACGCCACCGAAGGCATGGTCATGGTGACCTTCACGCCCCTCATGGGCATGTCGAAGGTCGTCAAGCGGTTCCTGACGGAGAAGCCCAGCAACGCGGTCGTCATCCGGATGACGATCGACGACGTCGAGCACTACACGCCGGAGCAGCGGGCGGCGATCATCGCCAACTACCCGGAGCACGAGCGCGAGGCCCGGGCGCGCGGCATCCCGATCATGGGCTCCGGCCTGGTGTTCCCGGTGGCCGAGTCGGTGCTGAAGGTCGAGCCCTTTCAGATCCCGAACCACTGGGCCCGGGTCAATGCCCTCGACTTCGGCTGGGACCACCCCGCCGCGTTCGTTGCGATTGCGCACGACCGGGACACCGACACCGCGTACGTCTACGACTGCTGGAAGCTGCGCAATACCCCGGTGATGACGCAGGCCGGCACGATCACGGCCAAGGGGCTGAACCACATCCCGCACGCCTGGCCGCACGACGGCCTGCAGCACGACAAGGGCAGCGGGGAGCAGCTGCGGGCCCAGTACGCGAAGTTCGGTCTGAACATGCTGGGCGAGCGGGCGCAGTTCGAGCCCACCCCGGACGGCAAGCCCGGCGGCAACAGCCTGGAGGCCGGCGTCTCGATGATGCTGACCCGGATGCAGGCCAGGCAGCTGCGCGTCTTCTCGCACCTGAACGACTGGTTTGACGAGTTCCGCCTGTACCACCGCAAGGACGGGATCATCGTGAAGACCGACGACGACATCCTATCGGCCACGCGGTACGGGCTCATGATGCTCCGCAAGGCCAAGACCCTGTACGAACTCGGCCCCGCGGCGCAGTCACGCGCCACGACGCCTCTGCACCTTCCCGGCTTCGAGGTCTTTGACCCGTTGACGGGCTACTGATTGCCCTGGTGGGGGTGATCGCGAGCTTCCCGTGAAAGGTGGCCCGGCGCCGGCTCGGGCCAGGAGGCAGCCGGCAACTACATGACGAACATGACGCACGAAGAACAAGACAAGCCCGTAGATGACAGCCAGGCTGTCGCCGAGCAGCAGGACAAGCTCCAGCTGTTCGGACGGACGCTGGCCGCCACTCGCGACGAGTGGATTCGTGCTCGTGCGTCCAGTGGCTGGGACAAGCAGGTCTCCGAGGACCTGGACCAGTACCACGGAATCGACGCGGCCACGCGCATG